AGATGGTTTAAAAGGAGACCACGACGCTTTAAATGAATTTTACCGTCAATTTCCAAGAACTACAGAACACGCGTTTAGGGACGAGGCTAAGAACAGTATATTTAACCTAGTTAAAATATATGAACAAATAGATTACAACGAAGGTATAGGAAATTCAGCAGTAGTATCAACTGGTAATTTTCAATGGGTAAACGGTGTTAAGGATTCTCAGGTTATATTTTATCCAGATCCAAAAGGTAGGTTTAAAGTTAGTTGGGTACCACCGATTCACTTGCAGAATAATGTTATATTGAAAAACGGTGTTAGGTACCCAGGCAACGAACACGTAGGTGCTTTTGGTTGTGATAGTTACGATATATCAGGAACAGTGGATGGAAGAGGGTCTAATGGAGCTTTACACGGTTTAACAAAATTCTCAATGGAAGAAGTGCCTTCAAGCACTTTCTTTTTAGAATATGTAGCTAGACCACAAACAGCGGAGATATTTTTTGAAGACGTTTTAATGGCCTTAGTGTTTTACGGAATGCCACTATTAGCAGAGAACAATAAACCTAGATTATTGTACTATCTAAGAAGAAGAGGTTATAGGGGATACTCAATGAACAGACCAGATAAGACATGGAACAAACTGTCTGTCGCGGAGAAGGAAGTTGGAGGAATTCCTAACTCCTCAGAAGACATTAAACAAGCTCACGCGGCAGCTATTGAGATGTACATACAAGATAAAGTTGGGTTACAAACAAGTGGGAATTATGGGAGTATGTATTTTAATGATACTTTAAACGATTGGGCAAGATTTGATATAAACAAAAGAACAAAGTTCGATGCCGCGATTAGTTCTGGATTAGCAATCATGGCTTGTAATAGACATTTGTATGCTCCAAACGCAAAAATAGAAAGACAGAAAGTAAACATAAACATATCCAGGTATAAGAACGATGGAAATATGTCTAAAATAATTAAATAACGAATATGCATAATCAAGGTGTAACAGGTAGTTTTCCAAGTCAAGTTGTAAGTGATCTAGAGAAGATGACTGGTGAGTATGGTTTAGAGGTTGGAAAAGCTATCGCTAATGAGTGGTTTAATCACGGCGCCTATAATAATAGGTATTTAAATGCGTCTAATAATTTTCATAATTTAAGATTGTACGCTAGAGGTGAGCAATCTATACAAAAATATAAGGATGAGTTATCTATAAACGGTGATTTATCCTATTTAAATTTAGATTGGAAACCAGTTCCAATTATACCTAAATTTGTAGATATAGTTGTAAATGGTATAGCGGAGAGGATGTACGACATAAAAGCCTACTCACAAGATCCACATGGTGTAAACAAGAGAACAGAACACATGGAGTCTCTGTTGGGTGATTACCAAACAAAGAATCTAAACGAGTTAGTTGAAGAAACCTTAGGTATAACCATTAATGAGAATGATAAATCTCAAATCCCAGGATCAGAACAAGAATTAGATCTACACATGCAGCTTACGTACAAGCAAGCTGTTGAGATCGCGGAAGAACAAGCGTTAGGCGTTTTGTTAGAAGGAAATAGATATGAGTTAATAAAAAAGCAGTTTTACTACGATCTAGCTGTTATAGGTATAGGTGCTGTAAAAACTACTTTTAATCAAAGTGAGGGTGTCAAAATAGACTATGTTGATCCAGCTAATTTAGTGTACTCACACACAGACTCACCTTACTTTGAGGATATATATTACGTTGGAGAGGTTAAAGAAATTCCAATAAACGAATTGGTTAAGCAGTTTCCAGAACTAACACATGAAAATTTAGAAGAAATAATATCACAAGGTGGAGGGAATAAAAACGTATATAGGTTTGGAGGTGATAACGATGGTGATGACAATAAAGTCTCAGTACTATACTTCAATTATAAAACTCACATGAATGAGGTTTATAAAATGAAAGAAACTAGAAGCGGGGGAGATAAAGCTATAGAAAAAGATGATTCATTTAATCCACCAGAAGAAAAGGAGGGAGATTATAGTGCGCTTAAAAGATGTATAGAGGTGTTGTTTGAGGGCGCTATGATATTGGGTAGTGATAAAATACTTAAATGGGAGATAGCTAATAACATGATGCGTCCTAAAAGTGATTTTACCAAAGTAAAGATGAATTATTCTATCGTAGCACCTAGAATGTATAATGGTAAAATAGAATCATTAGTTGGTAGGATAACTGGTTTTGCTGATATGATACAGTTAACACACCTTAAATTACAGCAAGTAATGTCTAGAATGACACCTGATGGTATTTATCTAGACGCTGATGGTTTGGCTGAAATCGATTTAGGCAACGGAACTAACTACAGCCCACAAGAAGCTTTAAACATGTACTTCCAAACAGGTTCTATTATAGGTAGGTCGCTAACAGCTGATGGAGATCAAAATCCTGGTAAAATGCCTATTCAAGAAATACAATCAGGAAACGGTGGTGGTAAAATGCAAAGTTTGATACAAACTTACAACTACTACTTACAAATGATAAGAGATGTGACTGGGTTAAATGAGGCTAAAGATGGTAGTACACCTGATAAATACTCTTTAGTTGGAGTGCAAAAGCTAGCTGCCGCTAATTCTAACACCGCAACAAGGCACATATTACAAGCTGGATTATTTTTAACATCAGAGGTTTGTGAGGCTTTGTCGCTTAGAATATCTGATATTATAGAATATTCACCCACTAAAGAGGCTTTTATACATCAAATAGGCGCACACAATGTTGCTACCTTAAAAGAGATGAGTGAATTGCATTTATATGATTTTGGTATATTTATAGAATTGATGCCAGATGAAGAAGAAAAGCAATTACTTGAAAACAATATTCAAGCAGCTTTAGCTCAACAAACTTTAGACATAGAAGATGCAATAGATCTTAGAGAGATTAAAAGTATAAAACTTGCAAACCAACTGTTAAAGGTTAGAAGAAAGAAAAAGTTAGAGAGAGATCAAAAAATACAACAAGAGAATATTATAGCTCAAACGCAGGCTAACACTCAAGCTCAACAAGCGGCTGCTCAAATGGAGATACAAAAGAAGCAGTCTGAATCTGAATCTATGCAGCAGCTAGAAGAGATAAAAGCTAATTTTGAATCTCAAAGAATGATGCAAGAAACCGAACTTAAGAAACAATTAATGGATCATGAGTTTGAGATTAAGATTAGGATAGCAAAATTAGAAGCCGATGCTATGAAATCGAAAGAAGATGGTAAAGAAGATAGGAAAGACGAAAGAACAAAAATACAAGCAACTCAACAATCTGAGTTGATAGATCAGAGAAAAAACGATTCACCACCCAAAGATTTCCAAAAAGAGAACGCCGCAGGTGGGGAGGTGATAGACCCGCTTGGAATGATGGGTATGTAACAAATTATTAACTATTATTATATTATATTATGGCAAAGAAACAAAAAGAAGTGGTAGAAAAGGCTACTGAAGAACCGAAAGTACTAGAGATAACTTCGGAAGACAAGATTAAGGTTAAGAAAAAACCTTCAATGAAAAAACAAGTACAAAGCGACGAACCTATAAAAGTTGACTTAAGCAAACCGGTAGAAGACGTTGTAAAAGTTGATACAACTATAAAAGAAGTTGTTGAAGAACAACCTATAGTTGAGATTACAGAAGAAGTTAAACTACCACCACCACTACCAAAACAACCAGATTTACCCGAGAATATTCAGAAGGTTGTAGAGTTTATGAAAGACACAGGTGGAGACTTAAATGACTATATGAATCTAAATAGAGATTATGATTCCTACGGAGACGATGATCTACTTAGAGTATATTATAAAGATACAAAGCCTCATCTAAATGACGAAGAAATCAGCTTCTTAGTACAAGAAGATCTCGATTGGAACGAAAAAATTGATGATGAGCGAGATGTTAAAAGAAAAAAATTAGCGTTAAAAGAGCAAGTTGCCAACGCTAAAAGCCACTTGGACGGGCTAAAGTCCAAATACTACGAAGATATTAAAATGGGGTCTAAGCT